TGGATGCTATTGGAACAGCACACGCTGGAAATACATGATTTCCTTCAATACCTCTTGTTGTTCCGTATTGACCGCCCATAATAGCAGAACTTGCCCCACTAGCCGTATTTGCTAATCCACCACCCACAAATGCTCTTACATTTGACGCAATATGTGCTTGACCACCAACAATTGCGGCAATATCTCCACTACAATTATTACTTAATCCAGCACCAATAAAATTGGCATTTCCACTTGCTGCGTTTGGAAATGTTGATGGAGAAAGTGCAGCGTAAAGACCACCACCACAAATTACAGAGCCATTTCCACTAGCAGTATTGTTTCTACCACCACCAACAAAAGACCAATCTCCACTAGCCACATTCCTATTAGCCGCAGTACCAGCATCACCACCACCACCGATAAATGAATAACTACCTGTAGCTTGGTTATTACCACCGCCTACTACTACTCCATGAGGAGTAAAGAAAGATAGAGTGCTTGTAGATGAACCTGATGCGGCTTGGGAAAGGGTAAGGCTTGTTCCTGATATGGCGGCTACATAAGTTCCTGGAAAATAAGTAATACTTGTTCCAACAATTAACTGACCTACTTTGATACTAGCGTTACTGCCACTAAGAGTTACGGCTGTTGTGCCGTTCATTGTTCCGCTTTGAGTGGTTACTGCGGCTGATGCTGTGCCACTATTAGTAAAACCACCGCCAATAAAGTTATATGTTCCAGCAGTTGTATTGCTATATCCACCAACAATAGATGAATAATCTCCGCTAACTGTATGACTTGTGCCGCCACCAACAAAACCAGCATTGTTAGCTGAGTTTGTAATATTTGAACCGCTAACGATAGCAGATTGAGAACCTGCTGTTACTGAATTTGAAAATCCACCACCAACAAAAGCATCAGTAGCACTTGCTGTATTTCTTCTACCGCCAACAACTACAGAATTAGACCCACTTGCTACTTGACTAGCCGCACTTCTAGACATCTGCCAATCAACAGCATTAGCACCCCTAGCATTACCACCTGCTGTAGTAGATGTAGTAGCTTGTGCTTGTAATGCGCCTGTTCCTGCTGGAGAAACATAAAGAGAACCATCAGACTGTAGTCCAATAGTAGATACTCCACTAAAGGATAGGGTAGGTGTTCCGTAGATTGCGGCTGATGTAGTGGCAACATAAGTATTTGCGGTTGAACCAATTTCTAATTGAGCACCATAAACATAAACAGCATTTCCAGCACCAGTATTTGCAGATGAATCTCCTGTTGCACTTACTACGGCAATATCAAATACAGTACTTAATGATGGATTTGCAGTTGTTGTACCAGTTAAAACAAGTCTATACCAACCACTTCCTACGCTAGTTGCCGTAAATGTTCCTGTAACTCCATTTAAGTTTGCTGTTGAATTGCTAAAATTAAAATAAGAATATAAATTTCCGTTTGTTAAACCATCTACTCGTAAGCCAATATAATTCCAGTTATTGTATTTAACATAAACAGTTGCAGTATATGGTGTAGCTAAAGTTGTTACATATTGCCGTAAAAGACCGCCATAAGTTTGATTTGTAGATGTTATTGTTGATGCTGTAGAACCGCCAAAAGGGTCAGTAGTTGAATTAGCCGCAACTGTTACTGTTGTTGTCCAAACACCATTAGTAAAAGTATTAGAATAAGTTAGTAAATTCTGCCCAGTACCCTTTAACACTCCTGTCTGTCCTGTAATCGTAGTAGCGTTTACAGTAGATGGGGTAGTAGCACCTATAGTAGTGTCATTGATTGTGCCGCCTGTAATAGCAGCAGCAGTCTTTTCTACCTTGTCTGTGTTGAGATTAGTAAAATTAGCATCTACTTCTACATGGGTAAGCGGAGAGCCTTTACCGGCTCTGGTAACAATAGTAGACATATTAAGCTAAGGTAACTGATAGATTACCGATTGCGATCTTAAATACATCTCCTGTTTCTATTGTTTTAGAACTGTCTAGTGCTGTATGGTAGTACAGATTACCGCTTGTGCTTGCATCCAATATTCCAATATGGCTTACTGTTCCCCAAGTCGATGTGCATTGTGGGAACTCTACCGCAGCAGAGTTTGTAGATACACCATTGCTCGGTGCGCCAAAAGTTACTGATTGTCGAGCATACGATCCACCACTTACCTCTGTTCCTGATCCAGCATCTGTTGGGTCTGCTGTATAGAGACCAACATAGACTACAGAAGGAGAGGTAAAAGTTGTTGCTCGTAGAGTTGCATTGATTAGTGCGTTCTCTAGGTAGTTTGACATTTCAGCCATGGTATTTCCTTATCGTGATGTAACGCGCATTTGTAATGGAACACCCGAATATTCACCAGTTTGGTCTGCATCGGATATATTGTTAATTGCTCTGTCGTACAAGTTTGCCCATGTCTGACTTCTTGCATCATTAATTAAGTATGGTTCTGCTTCTAAAAGAGAGGCATAGAGGAGAGCATCTGGATAATTAGCAAGAAATACATTGCTTGCATTACTAGTAGACAATACAGTAGGTTTAGCATAGTAGAGGATCTCCAATGTATACGCTGTATCTGGCTTTGGTGCAAACTCAAACTCAGTTGCTAGAATTGTGTAATAAATTGGTTTGCCACTTTCGTCTGCCGGTGCATCCCTAGTAAACTGACTAGGAGGCATATAGGTAATTGGGTATCTTGGGTTGCCTTGGATGTGCAAATCACGAATCCCTAAAAAGTCTGTAGGTAGGGCTGCTTTGCGATCACCACTTACTGTTAGCGCGGTAGCTGACTTTAGCATCTGCCGAGTGCGTAAATCTCTAGCCATGCGTAGCTCTGCAAAGCCAATAAAGTCGGGGATAACTGCTGTTAGATCAGATCGACCTAAGTAGTTAGCCACCGATGCTTTGAGATCGGTAAAGTTTGTATAAGCCATAATCTCTCTTACTCTTTTGGTATTTCGATGTTATCCCAGCCATAGACATACTGCCCAATGTGCCGGATGCCTTTAGATAGATCGTGATCTACCCAAGTATCAAATCCTGCATCCTTTGCTTTTATGCAAAAGTAAATATCCTCGCCTAATATCTTATTATTGCCAAGTTGCTCAAAGTAGAAATAAGGTTCTTCCATCGCCTTAAACACTTTGGTTTTAACCAACATTACTCCGCAGCCAATGCCATCAGCCTTACTGATTCCTGACATTGCGTTGGAATAAATAGGAAACCAATCGACAGATCCATCCACTTCGCTTATCTTGAAGTTTTTGGCTGTCGGTTTGACAGGCTCAGATCGTGTTGTCGCATTGACTCCGATAATATCTTTATCGTGAGCCATGAGGATCTTGAGTGTGTCCTTTGGAAACCTCATATCAGCATCTACAAACAATAGATAGTCTGCCTTAACTTCTAAGGCTGTTTTTACCAAGCTATTACGCTGATCGAATATTAGCGTTCCAGCACTCGTAAACAGGTCTATATCGTGTTTTGTGGTCTTAATGGTATACGCACACATTGCCACTAAATCAAACGCTGTAGCGACCTCCATTTGCCCTCTAGCAGGGATACAAATAGCAATCTTCATACCTCACCCCCTCTTGTTCTAAACACCCTGTTATCGGGGTCATTTAGCCATTTCTTGAGGGCTTTAGGGTCTTGGATATGAAAGCCACGCATAATGCCTTTAGCGTTCAGATCATTAATAATTGCTAGGGGTAATTCTGCTATCTTGTTCTTTGGGTCAAACACTTCGCCTGACCATCCTGTTTTGCCAGGATTATTGTTGTACTGCGCTTTTGTATGCTCTGCAAAATCCGTTAAATCGGTTTGGGAGTGGATAATAATTCCACCATCACCATCCGATAATACTGTACGAATCTCGCCATCTACAGTTTCTAAGTATTTCTTCACAGTTTGATCCACCTTTCAGGAATAATATCGCTATCGTCTAGCCCATTGGTGAACCACTTTTTCGGTGCTACTACTTTATTTCCTTTAGCAAGCCAAGCACCCCACCAACCATACGAGCTATTCGCTATGATATGGTTTTTAAAGGAAGAAAGCAACGCTAAATCTTGCACAGGATTGTTACAGGGCATGACCATATCAGCCCATTCTAGGTTCTCTGCACACCACTTAGGGTCATCTGAGAAAACCACAAAAACGCTGTTAGGGAAGTTCTTTCTAGCCTCCCTATAGTAAGCCTCATCCAACTGTACGAAAACATCTGGTAGGCTCAAATAATCGCCTCTACGGACTGTTACTGCCACCATGTTCTCGTCTATCTCTGCCTTGGGTAGATAAAACTCCTTGCGGATCTCATCTTCTACAAAGTCAAAGTATTTCTCCGACTGCCAATAGCCCACCATCATTCCTGATTTGGTGATCTCTTGGTAACTATGTTGTCTTTCCTTTATCGGTTCTGCAAAGTTATTTGTTACATGAAACGATATAGGGAAAACCCTTAGTTCATACTGTCTATTTTTGTTTACTTCATAAAATGTTGTGTTTAACTCTAGAGTTTCCCCTAATGTCTTAGCAACTGCGTATCCTGCTGCGTATTGGAACATCTGGTTGCCCAGACCTCCCATAATGTAAACGATCATAGAAAAGAGGGTAGATTTTGTCTACCCTCTATTCTACTTATTATCTACCGAATATCAAGCAGATAAGTCGAATGCGCCACCATGAGCAGCTTCGTTGCGAACTTCCAAGGTCAATTCAGCCAAGATTTGCTTTTTGTCAGCATCGCCAACTTTAGCAATATCATTGGTCTGGAATGGGCGGAGATACGCTAATGCTGCATACTCAGGATCGAGTACGAGGGCATCACGAGTACGCATAAAGCGGTTAGGAACAATCTGCAATACACCAAAGTCGGACTGATATAAATCAGCACCGGCTAGGATGGTTGCTTGACCATTCGTAGGCACTTGATAGCGTTGTGCTGCCAAACCTGTGAAGCCAGATACTGTCTGCTTGAGAGCAGGGCTAACAACTAATACAGAAGGTGTGCCACCACTTACGAACACTTTGCTGATTACATCCTTGAGGATGGTCTCAGTAAATGTACGAGTTGTACCATCGGTACGAACTGAAACACCGATTGTTGTTGGGTCTACACCAGCAGTTGTGCCAGCAGATTTGTTTGTGTTTGTCTTGATGTAAGACAACAACGAACTC